CTTGAAGAGTGGCAGGGCTTGAGTAAGTGCCGCCCATGTTGTATGTTATATCCTGACCGTTAAACTGGCAGATTGTCACTTGCTCTGCAATTTCATTAGTTAGCAGGTGAGCTCCCATGTTAACAATCGTTCTCTCATTGGGGTGCATTCTGCTCCTCGATAAGTTCATTTCAATCTTAAAGATAACACCAATATTCTGGTCCAGTGGTAGGGTAGTTCTATTCATATATTCTTTCATGATTTACCCCCTGTTAAAAACTCATGCCAGCAGGCAGAAGAGCAACAGCCGGTATCATATCTCATAGGCTCTGGACCCTTGCCAAAACCTGTAGGCTGGCCACAGGTAAAGCATTCAGTAGTATTATCATCATAAATGAGACCTGCAATAACGCCTGACGGGTCCCTGTCTGCTAGCCCTATTAAGGCCTGTTCTAGTTGTTTTTGGTTCATTGTATTCCTTTTTATTATTGTCTGGCTCTCAAGGGGGCCAAACTTGCCCTGTTTTCACCTAAAAGGCCCCAATTAAGGGGCTTGTTAGGCTGGGCTGGTTTAAGGCCTAGTTTGGGTATAGGTTGCGTTTCCAATCATGCTCCCCGTATAGTATGCCATCGGCTAGGTCATACAATATCTCGTTAATGCCAGCGTCAGTAAAGCCACCACATGAGCTCTCATCATTCTCATCATGCTCTTCTTGTTCAACTAATTCAAACTCAAGCTTAGGCCTGAAATCATCTGTCATGTGCACATAAACTAAGCATGTTAACTTGTCCCTAACTGGCATGCTCTTCTCGTTTGACCTAAGCGATATATAAGCCACTTTAAATGGCTTTTTAGGCACCAGCCAGTCCATGCCATATAGTGGCTCAATTAGCTTATCATGCGTATGCTCTTCAAATGACATCATGTCTACTGTTACTATCGTATCGTTTATTAGTGTTTTCATTTTAATATCCTCTATTGGTTGTTGTAATCAAATAACAGGCCATCTGCTTTCATTTGGGCCATGTGCTCTTTTTTCTGTGCCTTGATACTTTCCATATCTGGGCCCCAGAATTCCATCTCTATGCTATCACCTCTGGCCTCTGCTTTAGCTAGTGGCTTGAGTAAGTAATTGCCGTTTAATGTCTCTACTAGTGCGTATGCTAGCTGTCCAGTCCTAGTTTCTACTGACTTGATTGCGTCTGCTAATTGGTTTAAGTTGTTCATTTTGTGTGCCCCTAGGCAAGTGCTGGTAAATTCCAGTGCCTGTAGTATGACAGCCATTGATTAGGATGTCAAGAACTATTTGTAATTGGGTCAGTATAAAACATTGTCCGCCTCTGTTATTAAGTCTAAGGATGTATAAAATCACGACATCCATCCCAGATATAAATTCCTATCCCATCCCATCCATGATTCCATCCCCGCTACAGGCCCCGCCACGCCTAGCCTGCGTACTGGTCCAGTTATCCATGAATATCCCACATCTGGACCCATAGGACCGATTGTTTGCTCTCATCGTGTGTCTGGGAAAAGCGGCGGCGGAGCGAGGTACCCCACCCCTTTGTCAAAATTTCTCCATGAGCCGAAGGGACCTGTAAATAAAATTGTTATTTTTACGATAGTCCACGCATAACCCAGAATTTCGGGCACAATGATTCCCAACTAGGGTTGCATTACTGTTTTTTTCTGGTATAATATTGTTTATCTTGTTAGTTAAATGTAACTAATACATACCTAGTAAGTCAAAGCAAACATTGAGTTATATCAGTAGTATATATAACCTTAAATTTAAAAACTTTGAACATACTAGGAATATAAGAACAATCTATTTTATTTTTATGGTATAATTATAGCTATGGCAAACAAAGGTGAAATTTCTGTAGACTCTGAAGAAGAGATTAGAGAAATAGAGAAGGAATTAGAAGAGGAATTACGATATGCGGTAGCATCAGCTAAGGGTATTGTACCAGCAGATGCTGTAATTAAGCTTGAGCGTAAGATAGGTAGACCTACGGGTGGCCTCTCTGCAGAATCTAAGGCAGCAGGTGGTAAAAAGTCTAGAATCAAACGAGGACAGACATATAAGCCTACTAATGACGATTACTCTAAAGTAGAGGAAATGGTTACTATAGGATTAGACCAACATACTATTGCTAAAGTTATGGGTATTAGTAATGCGACCCTGACTAAATATTTTATGCACAATTTACTAGTAGGTAAAGACAAGAGAACTGCACGAGTTGCAGGCGTTGCCTATGAAATGGCTGTTAGTGGTGAAAGCCCTAGTATGACTACGTTTTGGTTAAAGACGCAGGCAGGCTGGAACGCTAAGCACCATGTTGTTGTAGAAGATAGACAGTTTGATATACAATGGGCAAGCAATGAGACTGATATTGCAGATGCTAACCAAGTACAAATACTAAGAAACAAAGACGATAAGGTACACTAGACTCTATGGTAGAGGAAAGAAAACCTATAGTAATACCCTATACACCTAGGGAATTACAAAGACATTTACACAATAACCTTGCAAGATTCAATGTTGTTGTATGCCACAGAAGGTTTGGTAAGACTGTATTTGCAGTCAATGAATTAATAAAGTCTGCTGTACAAGATATAGGTAGTGGTAAGAGAGCACCAAGGTATGCATACATAGCACCCTTATTTAAGCAAGCTAAGACAGTTGCTTGGGATGAACTAAAGAGACTATGTGAAGTATTTCCTGATATAAAGTTTAATGAGGCCGAACTAAGAGCCGATTTCTTAGGAGCCAGAATACAGTTATATGGTGCAGATAATTACGATACACTCAGGGGAATTTATCTAGACGGAGTTGTACTAGACGAATTTGCCCAGATGAACCCTAAGATGTTCTCTGAGGTAGTAAGACCAGCACTATCAGATAGAAAAGGCTATGCCATATTTATTGGCACGCCAAAAGGAAAGAATGATTTTTATGACCTATACCACACGGCACCTCAAAAGAAGGGCTGGGCTAGGTTCTTATTTAAAGCAAGTGAAACGGGGATATTAGATGATGAAGAATTGGAGCTTGCTCAGCAAGACATGGCTGAAACTGAGTTTGAACAAGAATATGAATGCTCTTGGTCTGCTGCACTTAGAGGTGCATATTATGCTAAGGAAGTTGAAGCAGCGTATGATGAGGATAGGGTTGGTAAAGTCCCTTATGACCCGTCTAAACAAGTAGTAACCTGCTGGGACCTTGGGGTCTCAGATGCAACTTCAATTTGGTTTGTACAGTTTGTAGGTAAGTCAGTACACATTATAGATTATTATGAAAACTCAAACGAAGGTTTGCCTCATTATATAGATGTACTAAATAAAAAAGATTATAATTATGGTGCACACATAGCACCTCACGATATTGTAGTTAGAGAATTTTCTACTGGTAAATCAAGACGTGACCTAGCATATGACTTAGGCATTGATTTTCAAGTAGCACCAAAATTAAAGGTAATGGATGGTATAGATGCTACTAGAACCTACTTAAACAAATGCTGGTTTGATGAAGAGAAAACCAAAAGAGGCTTAGAAGCATTACTACAGTACCGCAGTAGTTATGATGACAAGAAGAAGATATGGAGTCAGAGACCAGTACACGATTGGACCTCTCACGCCAGTGATGCATTTAGATATTTATGTGTAACAGATGTAGTATTTACAGGTAATGATAGCGTCTGGGGAAAGGAACTACCCAAGACTGATTTAAGTTGGATTGTATAGGAGAAGATATGAATCCCAAATGGTTAGAAAATAAAATACTGGAGATGTCACAAGACATTAAAGACCTTAAAGAAATAATGAAGGCAGTAACTAGTCCACCTCCATCTAAAGAAACGCAATACCCTATTAATAAAGGTAAATAATTTATGGCTAAAATGACAAAGCGTGAGCTATCTGCCCACCTAGAGCAAGAAATTAGCTCTGCACTTGGGTACAAAGATGGTAAGCTATCTAAGCAACGCTCTGATGCAATGGACCGTTACTATGGTAAGAAGTATGGTAATGAGCAAGAAGGCCGTTCTCAGATTGTCACTAGAGATGTAGCAGATGTAATCGAGTGGATTATGCCTAGCCTCATGAAGATATTTACTTCTGGGGATAAAGTAGTACAGTTTGAACCGCAGGGTCCGGAAGATGTTGAAATGGCTAAGCAGTCCACAGATTACGTGAACTACGTCATTATGAGACAGAACCCCGGCTTTAGTATAATATACCAATGGTTCAAGGATGCACTGTTACAAAAGAATGGTATTGTAAAGCATTACTGGGATGACACCAGTGAAACTACAAAAGAAGAATACAAGAATTTAACAGAAGAAGAGTTTATGGCTCTTTTAATGGATGATGATGTAGAAGTAAAACAACATACACAAAACGGTGGTGATGAAGAAGATATGATGTCTTTACAGCCACAGCAAATAACACACGATGTTGTAGTAAACAGAACATATGATGATGGGCAGGTTCGTATTGAAGCTGTGCCACCAGAAGAATTTTTAATTGACAAGTATGCAAAGACTATTGATACTGCAAGGTTTGTTGGACATAGAGTAAAGAGAACTAAATCAGAACTAATACAACAAGGCTATCCTAAGAGTAAAATAGAAAATGCTTTTAATAATAGTGAAGCAGATTACAAAAGTGAAAGACTTGCTAGATTTAATCATGAACAAGACAATGCACCTGAAGGTGATATAGATGATGGTATCTGGGTCACAGAGTGCTACTTAAGAGTAGACTATGACAACGATGGCATAGCTGAATTAAGAAAAGTAACGAAGGTTGGAGACGAACTGTTAGATAATGAGGCTGTGGATAGTGTTCCCTTCTCCTCCCTTACACCTATCCCAATGCCTCATAAGTTTTACGGTTTGAGTATTTATGACTTAATCTCTGACCTTCAACTAATTAAGACTACCTTAATGCGTAACTTATTAGATAATATGTATCTAACAAATAATGGGCGTTATGAAGTAGTCGAAGGACAAGTAAATTTAGATGACCTAATGACTAGTAGACCGGGTGGTATTGTAAGAGTACGCACACCGGGTGCTGTTAACCCACTAGCTACACCACAGCTAGACCAGAACTCTTTTAACATGCTTGGCTATTTGGATAGTATTCGTGAAGAACGCACTGGTGTTAGCAAGCAGTCAATGGGTCTATCTGAAGGTGGCTTGAAGTCACATCAAACTGCTACAGGCGTAGGTCAAGTAATGACTGCAGCACAGCAGAAGATAGAATTAATAGCTAGAATATTTGCTGAGACAGGAATGAAAGACTTAGCAAACTCTGTATATATGTTAGTACAAAGATACGAAAAGCCTGAAAAGATTGTAAGATTAAACAATACA